AGAACTGCAAGACACCCGGCTGTCCGAACCTGCACACGAACCGCAGCGGCTACTGCGACGAGTGCATGGCCAGATACGCCGCCACGCATCCGAAGGCCCCGGCAGAGGATCATAGACCGACTGCGCCGGAGCGCGGCTACGACTACACCTGGCGCCGGTTCGCCCGGACGTTCCTGATCAACCATCCGGTGTGCGCCCTGTGCGGAGCGCCGGCGACGTGCGTGGACCACAAGTACACGCCGGCCGACGTAATGCTGGAGGCCAACGGCGGAGTGTTCGACTACGACGAGAGCCAGTACCAGGCGCTGTGCGTGAGCTGCAACAACCGCAAGGGACGCACGGTGGACAGAAGAAGGCGGGAGCAGTACCGCAACGACCGCATCCGGCTGGGGCTGGACCCCCGGGGCGGGTCGCAGAAAAACGCGGGGGCCGAAGTTACCCGCGCAGTTAGGTCGGAAAAACGCGCAGGAGGTAAAAAACATGAGTAAATGCCGGGAAATATCACCGCCGAAGTGGCTTTCAAGGCCCGGACAGAACCATTACCGCCAGCTGGTCAAGGAGCTGACGGAGAACGGCATCTACAATCCCTTGGAGAAGGGATTGATCGAGATGATGGCGCAGCTCTACGCCGACACCAGGGACCCGGAGCTGCCGAAGAAGGAGCAGCGCGAGAGCATAAAGCTGTACTCGCGCCTGATAAAGATCGTCGGATCACGCGGCGGCAGCGGCGAGGACAGCCCGGAAGCCGAGGAGGATCTGCGCAGGTTCATGGAGGAGGAGGGATGAGCGTACGAATTAAAGACATGAAAATGCCAGAGAGCTGTGGCGAATGTCCGATGTTTGAAGCAGGTACGAGGCATTGGAGAGAAGGAAGGTGGAAGGAAAAGGAAATGACCACCGGATATTGCTGGGCGGGCAGGTTTGTTATTTACATGAATTGCCTCGGCTTCGGATATGACGACGGCACCTGCCCACTTGAGGAGGACGCAACATGAACCGCATCTTCTGCGACAAGTGTAAGAAGGAGCTGAAGGACAGCGACAACTACTGGAAGGCCTGGAACAAGCGCCGCCCGTTTTTGGACGACATGCACATCTGCGCGAAGTGCATGGAAACGTTTATGAGCGATACCGGCTCTCCAAGTAACCCTGCGGTGAAAGAGGACTGAGCCGTTCGATCTTTGGGTCAAATATAAAAATTGCAAGTAGTGGCCGACGGAAAGACGTCTGACGGCCGGGAAAGACCGGCACGCATTTGGAGGAGACCATGTACGGATGGATAGGGATAGAGAGGGCCGAGGCGGAGGAGATCTTCCGGATCTTCAGGAATATAGCCACGGACGCGCACTACGCGCACAGACCGAAGAAGGACTGGCCGCTGTACGACAAGCTGGCCCGGTCCCTGGGCGAGAACACTCTGGCCGAGCACAACGAGATGCTGCGCCTGCGCGACGAGGAGGAGGAGCTGGACGAGAGGATGGAGGCCCCGGAAGATGAGCAGGCTTGAGAAGATGATCCGCATCTACGCGTTCATCCACAACGTGGACATGGACACGGCCGCCTACCGGGTGATCGTGGACCTGATCAAGAGCACGGACGGCGTGCGCAGCTGCGCGGGTCTGTACGACCGGATGTTCGGGGACGAAGATGACGCGGACAAGACTTGAGGCCGTGCGCGGCAGATGGGTGACCGTCCGTCTGAAGAGCGGCAGGCAGTACACCGGATTCCTGCGCCGGCTCAAGCGCGAGGGATCCTGGCAGATGTACGTCTGCGGATCCTCGGGGCCGTTCACGGCCGGAAACGTGACCGCGCTGCAGGAGGAAAGGCCATGAGGTTCCGGTACACGCAGGAGATGGACGACTTCATCCGGGACAACCGCGAGGGCGTGGACCTGACGGACATGGTCCGGATCTTCAACGGGCGCTTCGGCACCTCGGTGACGGTATCGGCCATGCGGAGCAAGTACAAGGCCCTGGGCGTCCGCGTCGGAGTGCGCCGGACGATCTATTCCCGGACATGGCCCAGGGAGGTGGCCGAGTTCGTGATGGAGCACAACGAGGGCAACGATGCGGCGACCATGACGGCCCTGGTGAACGCCGAGTTCGGCACGTCCTACACGGTGGCCCAGGTGCAGGCCTTCCGGAAGAACCACAAGATCCCGTCCGGAGTGTGCACCAGGTTCTCCAAGGGACACGAGCCCTGGACGAAGGGCAAGAGGATCGAGGAGATCTGCCGGACGCCGGAAGCCCTGGCGCGGGTGCGCGGCACGTATTACCAAAAGGGCAACAGCCCGCACAACCACGTCCCGGTGGGCACCGAGATCGTGCGCGAGGGCTACACGTGGGTGAAGACCGGGGAGCCGAATCACTGGAAGGCCAAGCACCGGATCATATACGAGAAGGCGACCGGGCAGAAGCTGGGGCGCGACGACGTGATCATATTCCTGGACGGGGATCCGGGGAACATGGATCCGGCGAACCTGGAGAGGATAACGAGATCCGAGAACAGCGTGATCAACAGATGGGAGCTGCGCTGCGCTGATCCGGAGGTGACGAGGACGGGAGTGGCGGTGGCCCGGCTGTATAGCGCAATCCGCAATAGGGAGGAAGAGAAACATGAGGGCGAATCTGCCGGATCTGAACAATCTGCTGTTTGAGCAGCTGGAGAGGATAAACGACGACGATCTGACCGGCGAGGATCTGAGGATCCAGCTGGAGAAGAGCAAGATGATCAACGACGTGGCCCGGACGATCGTGTCCAACTCGGCCCTGATGCTCAAGGCCGCCAGGTACGCGGACGAGTTCACGGACGAGCTGGGCGACCGGACAAGCGTCAGGCTGCTCGGATCTGACAAGGAGACGACATGAACTACTACGCGAAGGGATGCAGGGATCTCGCCTCGGCGGTGATCCTCCGCGCTATGGAGGACTACGACGATCCGAACTTCCGGAAGGACGTGCAGATGTTCCTATTCTCGGACACCTTCCGGCTTTTCTGCGACTTCGCGGGGATCGCGCCGGGCAGGATCCGGCGCATGCTGGTGGACAAGGACTGCCAGATCTGCCTCAACCGGGGCAACGACGTGCTCTGCCGCGCCTGCTGGAGCGACAAGCCGGGCGACAAGAACTACAACTTCACCACGAGGAAACGATGACCGAAAGAAAAATATCCGCACAGATGCGGCAGAAGCTGCACGAGTATTTCGTGGACCAGTATGCAAGATACCGCGACGCGGTGCTCTCCGGCGAGAGGATCGCCGGAAGGCTCGAGCGCGACATGATAGAACGCCAGGAGCGCGACCTGGCAAACCCGCCCGGAGGCTGGATCTTCAGCGAGACAATGGGCACGAGGCCGCTGATCTGGTTCGCGGCCAACCTCAAGTTCCCCAGCGGGGACCGCAAGGGCGAGCCGCTGAAGCTGTCGTCCTGGCAGTGCTGGATCGTCATGGTCCTCTTCGGCTGGGTGGACAAACGCGGCAACCGGCGCTTCATGGACGCGTACATCGAGATCGCCCGCAAGAACGGCAAGAGCTCATGGGCGGCCGCGATCCTGCTTTACCTGGCCTTCGCGACCGGGGAGCGCAACGGGAACCCGTGCTACATCGCGGCCACGTCTCTGGATCAGGCGCAGGAGTGCTTCGACCGCGCCAGGGACGAGCTGCCTCCGGGCGCCGGGGTGAACATCACCAACAGCAAGTACAACAAGACCATATACGACGAGAGCGGCAGGATCCAGGCCGTCACGGCATCGCCGAAGGACGGCAAGCTGCCGCACGGCGCGATCATAGACGAGTACCATCAGCACAAGGACAACGAGCTGGTCAACAGCTTCACATCCGGAAACGTCTCGGACCCGAACTCGCTGACCATGCGCATCACCACCGCGGGCACGGACCTGAACGGGGTGTGCAAGGAAGAGCACGACAAGGGCGAGCGCGTGCTGCGCGGCGATCTGTCGATCGAGCGGTATTTCTTCTGCATCTACACCATAGACGACGGCGACGACGAGGCCGACCCGAAGGTGTGGGCCAAGGCGAACCCGAACCTGGGCGTCAGCGTGGACACCGCGCTGCTGCAGGGCCGGTACGACTACTCCAAGAGCTCGGCGGCGGACATGGTCGTGTTCCGCACCAAGAACCTGAACGTGTGGGTCCACAGCCTGGCCAAGTGGATGAACATGGAGATCTGGGAGCAGAAGTGCACGACGTTGGCTGATGGTTGGCGAAAATTGGACTTAAATCTTGACGGGAATATATGCTATGGGGGACTGGATCTGTCTAGTAATTCGGACTTTACGGCATTTACGCTGGATTTCCCTCTCGAGGACGGCAGGCATGTGCAGCTCACGCACTGCTGGATAGCCGAAGACATGAAGGACACAATCGCGCGGCAATGCCGGATCCCGCTCGACAGATGGATCCAGGCGGGATGGGTGACGGCCACCCCGGGCGCCGTGATCGACTACACGTACGTGCAGGAGTACCTGACCGAGTGCTACATGCGCTACCGGCTGGAGTACATCGCCTGCGACCGGTGGAAGATCGAGGAGCTCGTGAGGATAATGCCGCCGTGGTTCACGGACGTGGCCTACGAGTTCTCTCAGGGCCTTAAGACCATGAGCCCGTCCATCCAGCAGTTCGAGAGGGCGTACCTCGAGGGCCGCGTCTTCGCCGCGGACAACGAGTGCGTGACGTGGATGATGTCATGCGCCGAGGTCTGGCAGGACTCGACCGGCAATGTGAAGCTGGTAAAACCCAAGAGGCGGACCGAGGCCCGGATAGACGGGACGATCACCTCGGTCATGGCCCTGGACTGCGCAATAAAGCACGACGCGGAGCCGGTGGGCGACGTTTCGGACCTTATATCGTTCTTCTAGCCTTCGGTGGAGGGCGGAGGGAGGGAAAATGGGACTGTTTAAAAAGAGAATCAAGGAATCCTCGTCCGATCTGTTCCTGCTGAGGAACCGACGGCACGCGGCCAGCGGGCTCGGAGAGCTGGGTAACAGCGCCATGTGGGCCTGCGTCATGCAGCTCGCGAAGCTCTACGCGACGCTTCCCTGGTCGGCCTACTCGAAAGACAGTTCCGGCAACCGCAGGGACTCATCCCTGCCGCTGCGCAACCTCCTGGCAAGCCCGAACCGCTGGATGACCAGCTACGAGTTCCGCTTCGTAATGGCGCTCAATTTCGAGCTGACCGGCGAGGCGTATGCCATCATCGAGCGCACACAGCGCGGAGTGCCGGCCTACATGGTCCCGGTTCCGACCGGAGCAGTGGTGGCCCGCATAAACGAGAACGGCGACCTGGTCTACGGCATCGAGGGAAGGACGTACGCCAAGGACCAGATCCTGGCGATCCGGAACACCCCGTCCGGCATGACGTCGGTGCTCTCGCCTGCACAGTACGCGCACAACGACCTCGAGTTCGAGGAGAAGTGCCGCGGCATGCAGGCGGAATACTTCGACGGCGCATCGGTCATCGGCAACCTGATCAAGGTGCCGAGCAACCTCACACCGGAGCAGAAGGCCCAGATCAAGGCCGGATTCGATACGACCAACGGATTCAGGAACATAGTCATCGACAACCGCGTCGAGGTTACGCCGATCCAGGTCAACAGCGCGGACATCTCCAAGCTGGTGGAGGCACAGAAGTGGTCCGCCAGGCAGGTCGCCTCGCGCTTCGGAGTGCCCGGCTTCTTCGTGGGCCTCACCGAGGGCGCCTACAACAACCTGGAAGACCAGAACATCTACTTCCTCACCTACTGCCTCAATCCCCGGCTGAGGGCCTGGGAGGAGGCGCTCACGGACGCACTGTGCACCGGATCCGACTACGTGGAGTTCAACCGCGAGGGACTGCTGCAGGGCAACAGCGCAGCCAAGATCTCCTACTACAACGCAGCACTGAACAACGGCTGGATGAACCGCAACGAGATCCGCGCCAAGGAGAACCTGCCGAACCTGGGAAAGGACGGCGACGTGTTCTTCATGCAGAGCGCCATGAGCACGGTCGACAAGATCATCTCCGGCGAGCCCTCAACCGGCGGATATAATCCCTGGAGCGCTCCGGAGGAGAAGGCTCAGGAGCAGCCGAAGGTAGAGGAGAAGAAGATCCTCTCGAAGAAGGAGCGCGACCGGCTGTTCGTCGAGGAAGCCACCAAGCAGGCACTGACGGCCCGCAAGAAGCTGGAGCTCGAGATCTCCAGACAGCTGCGCCAGGCCCTGGATAAGTTCAAGGCCCACCTGGACGCAGGCATGGGACCGCAGACGGCCCTGGAGATTTTCTCCCAGGAGCTGGACGTCATCGGATCCGAGCATCACGGCGCATACTTCGACATCTACCGCGGCGTGGCCGAGAAGCTCCGCCCGGTGATCACCAAGCAGGTCGCCACCGGAGGCGTGGTGAGCGATGATTCCATCGACGCCTTCATCAACACTTACGTCGACGGCCTGACCGGAAGGCTCTCCGGCACGATCTACAAGCGCATGGAGAAGGTGCAGACCGAGGAGGACTTCGAGGAGGAGGCCGACAAGCTGCGCTCCAGCCTGCCGTTCAACGAGAGCACCGAAGAGGTGCACCGCTCCAGCAACGCGCTGAGCCTCTTCATGTTCACGGCCCTGGGCCTGACGGTGTATCACATCGTCTCGGATCCGGACTGCTGCACGTTCTGCGAGACACTGGACGGCAAGGTCGCCAGCGTCAACGGCTACGTGCTGAACAAGGGCGAGGACATGCCGGACGGTACCGGAAGCGTGCGCCGCATAGACAAGAACTACCGGCATCCGCCGTTCCATACCTTTTGCAGGTGCCATGTCGCACCGGGAGAGTGATATGCCAAGAGACAAAGAGAACCTTTTGATAGAGACCGGGATCCTGAAAGTGGTCCAGGAGATGAAAGAAGCCCAGGGCGACCCGGCATCCGACGTCTGGACCGCAGAGGTCTGGAGGCTGGACAAGGTCAACCTGAACGGCCGCGTCTATACCAGGACGCTGGCCGAGCGCGTGGTACGTGACGGCTACAAGACAATGGCCTACGACGGACACGACGCCGACTTCCAGACCGGGCACGACTTCGCTCCGGCCGTCGCATACTGCGACAACCCCAGGATTGAGGGCGACACCCTGGTGGTGGACATCCACTTCCTGGAGAGCCAGAAGGACAGCGCAAGCGTGCGCAACATCCGGGAGCTCTACAAGGCCGGACTGCCGATCGGAGTGTCTTCGGTCGGATACGGCAGCATAGATGCAAGCGGAATCGTGCAGGATGACTACGAGGTCGTCAGGTACCTGGATTTCGTGGCCCAGCCCGCGGGGCTCGTATACGCGGAACCGAAAACAGAGAAACGCGATCCGGAGCCGGAAGAACAGCCGGAAGGAGAGCCGATGGGCGAACCGGAAGATCCTGCAGTGGCAGAGGCGAAGCAGAGGGCGATTGATCGTTTCAGAAAAAACCTTCAAAGGAGAAAAACAAAATGAAGAAAGAAATGCTTATCAAGATGAGAGAGCAGCTGTCCAAGAAGGTCGAGGAATCCTTCGCCAAGTTCATGGAGACAGCCAACGACGAGGACGTCAAGGCATACGACAACCTCTCTGAGCAGCTTGCCAAGCTCGACGAGCAGATCGCAGCCATCGAGGCCCAGGAGCTCAAGAACAGCGGCAAGACAGTCGTCGTCGACGAGGAAAAGGGCCAGAAGTACACCAAGGAAAGCCGCGAGTGGGCCAAGAAGGTCACAGAGGCCATTGCTGTCGGTGACACCTACACCTCACTGATCCCGGCAGAGATCTCCCGCCTGATCGTCGAGAAGCTCAACGACTACGGCAGACTCTACAACCGCACCACAAAGCACCTGATCAGCGGCACCTACACCTTCGCAGTCGAAGGCACAGAGGCATCCGTCGCTTATGTTGCCGAGGCCGGATCTGTCACAGAGACCACACCGGCTCTCACACCGGTCACACTGAGCGCCTACAACCTCGCCGCCCTGGTGAAGCTCAGCAAGGAAGTCGTGCGCGATCCCGCCGTCGACTTCATCGACTGGGTCATCACAGCACTCGGCAAGGGATTCGCAAAGAAGCTCGACGCTGAGATCCTCGCCGGAACCGGCTCCACATACAGCCACATCACCGGTATCATCACAGCCCTCGCAGCCGAGTCCGAGACCCCGCATATCATCACCGACTCCACAGCTTCCGGAAACTTCACATGGGCAAACCTCAAGAAGGTCCTGGCCAAGCTCGGCGAGTACCGCAACGGCGGCGTGCTGATCATGCAGCAGGGAACAGCTGACTACATCCACGAGTTCAAGGACAACAGCCAGTACATCTTCGACCAGAACAGACCGCTCGAGTCCATCTGGGGCATGCCGGTCATCATCTGCTCGCAGATGCAGGCAATGGGAACCGACGGCAACTACCCCGTCCTCGCTGCCAACCTCGCCTACTACCATGTCGGTATCAGGCAGGACATCGAGTCTCAGATCCTGAATGAGACCTACGCTGCCAACCGCCAGGTCGGCATCGTTTCCGACATGAGAGTCGACGGCAAGCCGGCACTGCTGGATGCCTTCGTCGCCCTCAAGACGGATTTTTGAGTGCCGCACCGACCGTAACAGTGACGGATGTGACGGGCGGCAAGAAGGTAACGGCGGTCAATAACGAGCAGGCCATCGGCGCCACGATGCGTTATACGACCACCGGCACGGATCCGGTAAGTACAGATAGCGAATGGCCCAGCGCCGGAGTGACCCTGAATACTGCCGGAACCACCACCTTTAAAGTGGCATCCTTCGTCGGAACCAGCAAGGGCTCGGTGACGACGCAGGAGGTCACGGTGGCCAAGCTGACCGCACCGACCATCACACCGGGAGAAAACAGCTTCACGATCGCCGGCAACGACGAAGGAGTGAACGCTGATCTCTATTACAGGTTTGGATCAGGCGGCTCCTGGAGTAAGTACACAGCAGCGGTTGCAATCACTGAAACCGTTACCGTTCAGGCTTACGCAAAACTTAAGGGCTATGTGGACAGCGACACTGCAGAGCAGGAGGTCGAGTTCACGGAGGGATAAAAAAATGAGCGTTATGACATTGGCAGAGCTGAAGGTAAGAGGACAGATCAGCTTTCCGTCTACTCTGGACACATTCTACCAGGCGCTGCTGGATGCGGCGGAGGACATGTGTCTGCAGGAGTGCGGGATCGAGACCGGAAACGTCACCGAGTATTTCAACGGCGGCGTGAGATCCTTCGCCCTGACGCACGGCCCGGTGTCATCCGTCACTTCGGTCGAGGTCAACGGGACGCAGCTTGACGGCAGCGCCTGGCGCCTCGACCAGAGGGCGGCCATGCTCGTGATCATGTCCGGCACTTCCGCAGGCGTAGACAACGTCAAAGTGGTCTACGTCTGCTCGTTTACCGAGACCGAGCTGTTCAAGCAGGCGGTCGCCATGACCGTGCAGCAGATGTCCAAGCTGGAGAGCTCCAAGCTGGTCGGAGTGATCAACAGATCCACCGAAGGCGGCACGGAGCAGCTGGACCAGAAGATGCTGCCGGATGCGGTCAAGACCGCGCTGAACAAGTTCAAGAGAGGGTTCATGCTGTGAGCGACCGGCTGGTAGTAGTAGACGAGAGCACGATCCTCCGGCTGGAGAGGCTGGCCAAGAGCATGGGAGTGTCCGAAAAGTACCTCCCGATCTGGATCAACTACACGCTCAACCACGATTCCAACGAGTTCGCGGAGTTCGTGAAGATGTTCTGGATCTCCGGGCAGGCGATCAACCGGGTGACCGACGAGACGTTCAACAGCCTGAAACCTTACGTGCCCACCCGGAGAAAACGCAAGCTCGAGACGGATGGAGTCTACTACAGCGTGCGTCCCGGTGTCGGAGTAAAGGGCAACCTCAACTTCCACGGAAGATGGGCGAAGCCCGCGTACCAGCAGTTCGGGCACGAGTTCATGCGTCCGTCTTTCGCCTCGTTCACGGCGGGCGAGAGAGTAGAGCGTGACGTACTTAAAAACATTGATTCGGGCTTCCAGTGGGCCCTGAACGGAGGCGGAAAATGAGAGATCGCGAGAGCGTTTTCATCAGCGCACTGCAGACATACCTGAAGGGCTTTTTCACAGCCAAGGCCGCGGAGCAGCATATAGATGACATCGTGCTGTGGCAGGACGGCTATGCAGGCGTGGCTTCCGGCCTCACACACTATCCCGGATGTCTTGTCATCGTAGACGGCAGGACGATCGTGGACGCCTTCACCGCGAGGTATGACGTCCTCGTGTATGTCGGAATCACCGGAGGAGATCCGGTGAGCCTGGAGGCCACCGGACGCATCTGGCAGGACATACTCGAAGACGCGATACGCTCGGATTGGTCGCTCGGAGGCGCATGCCTGCAGGTGACCAACGGCGCGCAGATCAGACCCGGCTGGACGAATGACATCTACACGGCCGGCATCAAGTTCACCTGCGAGGTGGACGTCGGAGGGTTCGTATATGGCAACTAAAGAAAAACCCAGCCAGGCCAAGCCCATGCGCTGCATGAAGTGCGGCAGGCTGTTCGAGACAAATATAACCAAGTGCCCGTACTGCGGCGGAAAGCTCACGGAGAACAAGCCGGAGAACAAGAAGCAGTACCTGGCAGACTAGGAGGCAACATGAGCGTATTGGCAGGAAAGGACGGGTACGTACATCTCGGATCCGATAGGATCGGATATATCGACAATTACTCCCTGAGCATCGAGCAGGGCACCAGCGAGAC